CTGTATGAATAACCAGTAGTTACTGTATGAATGTACAGCCTGTATGGATATACAGTAGTAGAGCTGCAAGCAGTGGTTTTTATATCCTCTGTAATATCAGCGGCAGAGCGGCTAGATTCTATTCTGTGGCGTAGGTTGTGGCAAATGATAATGATTCTCATTTACAAACCCGTGATAGATGATAATGATTCTCATTCGCATCCATACGGGGGAACGCCCACTGCCCCACATACGATATACCACCTCAGATTTTTGTAACAAAATTAAGACCCCTTAGACAAAGGTAGCGAAGCCCAGTTAAAGTGCTAAGAGGTCTTAATATATCAATAAGGAGGGGCTGGTGGGGGGTATCCCTAAACCAGTGTTAAAGTATCCTACACTACCTGTACTTATACCATAGGTAATATTCATCACTCTTTAACATCCTTAAACATTCCTAAACATACTTCTATATACTATAGGTATGTAAAGGGGGGAGGGGGTCTGTATTCCTATAAGGGGCATGACCTTTTAAACCCAGTCATAGCAAGGGATTCTCACTTAGCTTTTTAATGCTTCTTTTAACGCCTTTAACTTGTTCTTTAAGGACAACCAGCTCTTTTTCAATGCCGCTTGTGCTTGGGATACTAAGGCTGCCAACTTTCTCATCCAAGTTATTAATCCTGCCACGCAGTTGTTCAATTTCTTTTCCAATTTTTCCAATGTCATTATCTTCTACCCTTGTTTCTAGTTTAACTAAACGTGACTCTAACGTTGTAGAGTCTACATTTGCTTCCAGTGTTGCCACCTTCTCTTGTAATGTTCCGTATCCAATGGCAGCACCAGCGATTGTACTAGCTAGTCCTACCCATACGGAGAATGTTTTAACGTCCATCATCTTAGCATCATCTCCAAGTTAGGGATTTGTGCATAGTAGTTTTGCATATCACTTTCGACAATCATACTATACTCGTCCCAAGCTACGTTAAGGGCTGTAGGGTTGAGTTCATCAATTGTTATAGTCACTGTATCAAAGAATGCTTGAGTTGTTTGAGTGTCTATTACAAGTTGAGCTATGGTATCAACTATCTGTATGTCTTGTGAGTAGGCTTCAATCATGTTCTTTGTCATGGAAGCTTCAAGCATAGAATCAATACTAGTGTTATACTGCTCTACATCATCTTGCTTAATCTCAACTAAGTCATTTGTAACTGCATACTCTTGTGCGTTTACCACTTGCTCCTGATTACCAGTGGCAATTATCTCTGCTACCTCTGTCACCTGTGCTATATCGCTTGCTGCTTCGATTAGGGACTCTTTAGCGACCTCATAGTCATACTGCTTGTCTTCTATTAAACTGTCTAAGGCTACAGCTGTGACAGCCTCTGGGGTACTATTAGCTAGTCCCTCAGTATAGAACGTATTGAAAGCATCTACTTGGTATTGCTTAAGCTTGTACTGGTCTCCTGTATATTGGTTAAAGATAACAGTGTTGCCTTTCTCCATAGACTCTTGAGTCATTTGCGTAAACTCTGACAAGCCTTTATCGATAGTGTTATCAATGTCGTTTATACTTTCCTGCAATGAGCTTGGGATGTACAGACCGCCCGCTCTTGCTTCGTTTGATAACAGGAGCATCAGGGACAATATCAGGGTTGTCTTTATAATATTTAGTTGCTTTATCACCGATTAGTCCTCCTATCGGGCATGGGGTTTTTGCGTTTAACATCGCATGAAATACTCTAGGGTCATTACATAGTACACTGGTAGCAGCAACTTTTAAGCCGAGGTGTTCTAACTGTCTAGATAGCTTAAGCAGCTCACAGGTTTCATCTCTTGTAGAAGAACCGTAAGATAAGCCTATCTGTAAAGTCTGAACCCCTCTCCCATTCGATACAACACAAATATCTTGGTTGTAAACTGGGGCAGCTGCGCCTACTGCTGTGGGTACTGGTGTACCTTCTTGACTTACTACAGTGCTGGTTGTTGTGGTAATAGTCTCTGCTTGTGTGTTGTTACTAAAGTCACCCTGCTCTGCATCATTAGCCAGCACAGGGGAACTTAAGAACACAAGCATTATTAGTTTTTTTAAATCCATGTGTTAGCTCTTTGGGGTGAGTTTACATTATAACCGTTAACAAACTTATCTATCTCGTCCATCAATAGCTTATTCTTTCTGTCTTGCATCTCTTCTTCTACATCAGCAGCCATCTGTTCTACCCAATACGCTACACCCATCGCTAGTGCATCTAATCTATCGTCATGCGCTAGTGATCCCCTATCCTTTGTTATACGAGTCATCTGGTACGTTAACATATACCTCTGAGCCTTCTCAGGGGGATGGTGTTGAACGCTGTCAAAGTCCTTTTGGATAACCCTAGGATCGAATACGAGCTTGTGCTGGTTCATTACAGGCTCTAGTGTATCAATAATACGTAGTTCTTTCTGCTTACTGTGTCGTACTTCCTCAGTAGTAACTGGATATATCTTTTTCAAGAAAGGTTTCAGTAGTTCTGTAAACATACCGTCACCAAAGTTACTCTCCACCAGTACAGCGTTTACTTTATGTTCCTTCGCTATGTTACATAACTTCGTTAGCGTAGTTTCATCGTAACCACCTTGAATACCTGAACAGTCTGAGACGTACAAGTAGCCGTTTAACATCTTAACAACAGCATAAGCTGTTTCATCTTGACCTCTACCAGATGGATCAATCACTAATACCGAACCATCGTACTCTATGTAGTCTCCTAGAATCGCTTCTGGGGCGTAGTACTTGTCACCCGCCAGTCCTACATTAGGTAGGTCACTAACAGGCTTCATAACGCCATACACGAGCTTCTCGGGTGCTTTATCGTTGTCTATCGACATCACCATAAGATCATTAAGCTTCAATGGGTATCTATCCATGTCTGCTAGACTTGTGTCTAACATAAACTGCAATGCAAAACCTGAACGACCATAAGATAGCTCACGTTCCATTAAGTCCTCGTCATCAAATCGCAGAGGATCTACGGGATTGCCGTCTAAGGGACTTTCTGCATTGTGCATAGCATCCCAAAGGGTAGGTGCTAAACGTGCGCCATACGACTTCTCAGCCTTCTCTATGGACGGGTATCTAGCAGTCCAGACTCTCATCTGATAACCACGTTCTGTGAGTGTGTTATATAGACTCATCTCACACTGTGGTGTACCAAGATAAAGAATCTTACCCTCTGGTTTTAGTACCGCATCAAATTCTTTAACAGCTTCACCTAATTTCTCGCGCATCATTTGCGTCATAGAATTGTTAGGTACCTCGATGTCATCTGCGATAATGATGTCTGCTCGACTGCCCGTTAACTGACCAGTGATACCTACTGATTTAACAGAAGGGCTACCACTAGCCAGCGCGGGTCTTACATCAAACGCAATCTTACTCCACCTTTGCTCACTTGTTGCTATGAGATGTTGGCATATTGGGAGTTCTAGGATTAAACGTTGTGTGAATGTGGAAAAATCGTCAGCTCTTTGTTTTGATGCTGACACTACCATGAACTTCTTTTGTGGATCGAGAAGTAATTGGTGTACCACGAATGCTGCTGTAATGTATGACTTACCTACACCACGGAATGCTTCAATGATTGCTCTACGAGGACAGTTCTGAATATAGTCTGCCATGTCGTACTGTACTGGAGTTGGATCAGGCAAGTTAAGGTGCTTCCAAACTATATACATAAAGTTACGGAAGTCTTTTAACTGATCTGGCATCTTATCCATTACGGCTCCTATTCTTCTTCTTGCTTTGTATTCGCAAGTTACTTGTAGATTTGTTTTGCGGGTTTCTGTCTTTATGATCTACGTCCTTACCAGCGACAGCCGCAGCACCTCTCTTCTTGATCATTAACGACCTCGATGTGTTACGCGCTGCTCTTCTTTTCTTTTGTTTGTCGCTGCTATGGTAATTAGCGTATTCTTTCTTATAGTTTCTCAATGGGACATCTCCTCAAAGGGTAATGCCTCCAGTAAGTTAGCCATAGGAGACTCTGATGTTACAACCTCGTGAACAGCTCCGTTATCTTTTAGGAACTTAGTCGCTACTGACAATTCTGATGCAGATGCTTCACCTGATTTAACTTTCTGTAACAAGTCTTTAGCTACACTGTCGTGCAGTTCGTCTAATATTTTAGTATCCATAATTTATCCTTTCATAACCTTTGCAATCTTCTCACCACTACGTCCTACGACATAGCCGCCTAAGCCAAGCTGTAGTAACGCCCAAGCTTCATCACGAAGGGGCGTAGCAAATAACCCGAAGGTGTCGCCTACAGCTAGTGCAAGAAAGGTTAACATTGTTATTGGTCTCCACGCGGCAACGATGAAGTGTTCGCTTTGAGCTTCTGCTGCAACAATCTTTTGTTGTCCTTCAATGCGAGAAGTTTCGTAGTCAAACACACGCTGCATGGCAGCAGCTTGGACATCTAGCAGATGCCCTTTTGCTTTTAGTCGTTCATCATCACTAGTGTGTAGTTTGTCCACTAACTCTGCGGCTGGTTTAAAGATACCAGCAATCAAGTCTGTTACACCTAACATATTATACTCCTAGTAATTTGAGGGCTGAGAACAATCCCATAGACTGACTCCAATAAACAACAGCACCACCCACAACTAACCACTTGATTTGTAGCAGGGTGCGGTTGATGCTATCCAGCATCCCTCTAAGCTCATTGGCGTTAGCCGTAAGCATCTTAAGTTGTTCGTCCTGTAGATCGACTCGCCATTCCAAGCGTTCTACTTGTTGTTTTATTTCTTCCATTGGTTATCCTTTATTATGTAGCTAAACCGTACATTGAAAAATAACCATTTTCATAAGTACCTGTTATGTTGTTTGAAGTGTCGGCTAAAACTATTTTAACTCTATCGTAAGCCGTAGATGTGCTACTATACCCACCACTATTGACATAATAATCTCCACCATGTTCTCTATTGTTAGTCATAGAATAAGTAAATCTACTTAGCTTTGCTTCTCCTAATCCAAAAATCCACATATGACCTGAAGTTTCGTTTGTATCATCATCTCCAATGCTATCAGAAATTCTTAAAAATGTTGTGTTCAAGTATTCTGCACCGCCCAAACCAGCCGTTCCTAAGTTTTGTGCAACTTGCGACATATAATAAGTTGAGCCAGTTTCATAACTACCACCACTTGTGCCTATTCTTAAACCCATTCTTGAGTTAGGTGAGGTAGTGCTATCAACACGAACGTCTGACCACACTAAGATACAGGCTTGATAGCTTGATAAGCCAGTGAACTCTATTGAAGATGTCGATGAGTTTACATTGACTGTAGAGATATGCTCTAAGCCTCCACCCCCAACACCCGCAAGGAGTGCTGAAGGGATTGTGCCTGTTGAGTCTAAGTTAGCTGGGTTGATTGTAGAGGTACTCGTAAGTACCCCCGTTGTGTTAAAGTCTGCTAAGGTTCTTGCCTTAGTCATAATGAGTTACCTCTTTTTAATTTAAGACGGGTTTCTCTGTTCGTCAGTTGGTGGTATGTTGTAGATTACTCTAGGCTGGAAAGTTGTTTCTCCAGTTGCATAACCTCTTTGTACGTCCACAACGTCAGCGGTATCGACTAAACTGTCAGCTAAAGCTACTGCGGCTGTATGTGCCTCTTCTCTTGAAT